GAACGTAAAAAAAACGAGATCGCAAAAAAACTTGAAATTCCGGTTGAAGATTTATTCGCTATTAAAAAGCAAGCGATCGAACTCATGAAAGCAAAATTAAACCAATATGCAAAAAGGCGAAAAGAAAATCCGGACGACACGCCGATAAATATAAAGGACGTGGACAAAATCCGAAGAATGTCAAAGACGGAATTATGAGAACCGACGATTGTTGCGAAGAATGAATGAAAAACAACCATTGAATCAAATTGACCGTTGGTTGCAATAATCCGTTCGGAAGAAAGCGAAGATGAAACCGAAGAAGACGACGAATAATCGTCTTTTTTTATATTTGCAATTTAATAAAAAAATAATATAAAAATATTATTCTATCATCGATGATAAAATAATATAATGTTTGAAAAATGAAATAATTTTTGAAAAAGGAATCGGAGAATGTCCGATAATAAAAAAAAGTGGTTGCATTTGAATTTGTTGGTTGCGTTCTTTTGAATATCACGCCAAGCAATAAAAAATGAATGTTGCAAAATGAAAATCGATTTGTCCGATGAATTTCAAGTTTCGGTTTATATCAAAAACAAATTAAAATGACAAATCAAATAAAACTATTTTGAAAGCAAACAAAGGTTCGAGATATTTTGACGGATCAGAAAAATCCAATCCTTGAACTTTTAATTGGGGGCGGTGCGTGATGATCCAAAACGTTTACGGGTTGTCTTCGGATCGTGACAATGTGTTTGAATTACCCTTGAACGCGTCGGGGTTTATGACGTTCAAAAATGAAAACTTTGAAAATGACTTCTTTAAAAACTTTGACAAAACTTTTAACGAATCAATTTTGATTGGTTGAATGAAAACATTTTAAAGTCACATGATCAAACGATCCGCAAACACCGAACACCGTAATTTTTTGGAATGGTTCAGAAATTTTATTACTCGATTTAAAATATTACCCGTCACTCGATCCGGATTTTGACGATTTATGATCTCTTGAATTGACGGGGTGATTTATTGACGAAGCCGTGCAGATTTCCCACAAAGCATATCAAGTTTTTTCTTCACGTATTGGAAGACGAAAGAACGACGAAAACGGATTAAAGCCAATGCTTCTTTTATCATGCAACCCGTGAAAAAATCGAGTTTATCAAGATTTCTATAAACCACAAAAAGCGGGAATAATTGAACCGCATAAAAAATTTATTCAGATTCTCGCAACCGATAATCCATATTGTCCGAAAGATTATATTCAAAAACTTTCACTCATGCCCGACTGACCGATGAAACAAAGATTGTTTTATTGAAATCGGGAATATGACGACGACACAAATAAAGTTTATTCTTATCGTGATTTGCAATCGATATTTTCAAACGTTTGAACGACTGGCGAAAAATATATTATTACCGACGTCGCTTGATCCGGAAAAGACACGACCGTCGTTTCTGTTCGAGATTGACGAAAGGTTATTGAATGGATTATTGAAGAAAAATCCACGCCGGAGTCTGTCAAACATATTATGCAACAAAAACAAATCGAATATAATGTTAAAATAAAAAATATGGTTTATGATTGATCTTGACTTTGACGGTGATTGTCCGGTTTAGGTTGTGAAATCTTTCAAGGTGGTTCAAAACCAATTCCAACGAAAGACGCAACCGAACAAGAAAAAGAATGATTGAATAAAACTTATTTGAATTTGCGTTCGCAATGCTTCTTTATGCTTGCGAAACGAATCAAGGACGGTTCGTTGTCTATTCCGAATATTTCGGAAGATTTACAAACAAGAATTATTGAAGAACTCGACGTTATTCAAGCATGGAAAATCGAAAAAGACTGACCATTGCAGATTATACCAAAAGACGAAATAAGGAAAATTTTATGACGTTCGCCCGATCTCGCCGACACTATTTCAATGCGTGTTTATTTTGAACTTATAGAAAGAAACGATCCAATGTTTTATTAAACAAATAAAAAATGAAAATTGCCCCACCATTTATTGATCAAAAAATATTCGATTGATTAAAAAGCCGTGAAAAAGCATATTTGATTTTTTTATTTCAAAAACGCTTTACAAAAAAGCAAATAATGAAAAAACTTTTTATTGATAACGAAAGGACGTTTCAAAGATTACAAAAGAAAATGTCGGATTTAATAAAACGTCAAAATGACGCAAAATCAAAAAAAGCAATTGAAATCAAAAAAAATTCCTATAAAAAGAAAATATAAAAATTTTATTTTCTTTTCATTATATCATGTCAAGATACATTTGAAGAAAAATCAATGTCGGATTCGGAAAAGAAACGACAAGATGAACAGCAGTCACACCCGCAATTCGAGTGCCAAAGGCTTCTCTTGATTTCGAAGATAAATCTGAAAAAGTTATTGACGAAAGTTCAATCGGAGTTATCGAAGACAGTTTTGACGGTCACGTTTCAAAACAATATGCGGAGTGATCTTTTGAATGCAACGTTTACGCAAACGCAATTTGATTGATTTTATTAAACGTTTTTTGAAGCGTTTCAACTTCTTGATCAAGTGGAGAATACACTCACGCTTTTTCAGTAGCTGAAACCAACCAGCACCAATCTTTAACAATTGGACTTGCTGACGATACGCAAGATAGACAATTTCCGCTTGCAATGGTTAATTCATTTGAGTTAAACGCAAGCACCGGAGATTTCGTTAAAGCGACTGTTGATTTTAGATCAAAGAAATGAGCAGACGCGAGCTTGACACCAAGTTATTCAAACGATTTTGCGTTATTAGGAAAAAACGTTCAAGTTTATCTCGCAGATAGTCTTTCATGATTAGATTCTGCAAGTGCAATAAAAGCCACAAACTGCACATTGACTATAAATAAAAATCTTGAAGACGTTGACGTTCTTTGAAGCGTTGAACCAGACGATTTCTGCAATGCACAATTCACCGTTGAATGAAGCATTGAATTATTATGGGACAACGAAGATTATAAAGATATGTTCATGGATTGAGACAAAAAAGCAATTAGAATTGAAATAATCGATTCAAATTCAACTCTTTCATCATGACACCCAACATTGTCTTTTGATCTTGCGAGTGTAATTATTACTGAATTCGCAAAAACTCAAGACAACGACGCATTAGTTCGTCAAGGATTGACTCTTAAAGCGTTATATTCAATGAGTGATTCAAAGATGATAACTGCAAAATTGATAAATTCACAAAGTTCATATTAGTTTTATTTTGTAAAGATAGAAAAATGCTATTGACAGAACAACTTGCAAAAGAGCTTTCAGAAAAACTTTCATGATTTAATATAAAAGAAATCGGGGAAGATTGAACGTTCAAAGTTGTTGCAAGCGACGAAACCGTTGATCGTGCCGGTGAAGTCATTAAAGTTTCTTGACGGGATTTAGTGAACTTCTTAAAAAATCCAGTTATAATCGCAAATCATATTTATAGAGTTGAAAATATAATTGGAAAAGCGACAAGCGTTTTCGTTGAAAATGATAAACTCGTTGTTGAATGAGTTTTCGCAACAACCGAACTTGCACAAGACGTTCGTAAATTATACGACGGCGGATTTATCAAGACCGTTTCAGTTTGATTTATTCCACTTGATCGCGACGAAAATAATCCAAGAATAATCACAAGAGCCGAATTATTGGAAGTTTCTTTCGTTCCCGTTCCATGTAATCCAAACGCTTTATCATTATGAAAAGAAGTCGTTGAAGATTTAATTTCAAAATGATTGATTGTAAAGGAAGAAGAACAAAGCGAAGAACCAAAGGAAGAATGAAACCCGAACGAAGAAGCTGAAGCAAACGCGACCAGCGAAGAATGAAACGAGAGTCAAGAAAATCAACTTGACAATGAAGAAGAAAACAATAATCATGAAAATGAAGAAGAAGATTTGAAATCGATTCTTTCAGAAACGAAAGAAATATTAAACGAAACAAAATCACTTCTTTCAAACGTAAAGGATTTATTATCAAAAGATAACGCGGACGACAACGCGGGCGAACTTGAAGACAAGGACGCTAAAATCAGAATGCAAAAAGAAGCGTTGCAAAACGTTTCAAAGGTTGTGTCAGACTGTTTGCATAAAATTAAATTGTAAAACTCTTTTTTATCTTTTTATTCATTACGACAATGGATCAAAAACAACTTCAAGAAACACTCGAAACAACTTTAAAAGAAGTTTTGCCATGAGTAGTTGACGCAACAGTTGACGCTAAAATGGACGAGAAAGTTTCAAATTTAGAAAAAGCAATTGCCGATCTTAATGCAAATATTAAGAAAGGAATTGACGAAGAAGAAGAAAGCACAAACGAAGCAAAAAAGACAATGTGAAAATTCTTCAAAGCACTTGCAAAGTGTCATAACGACGCTGAAGTTGCAAACGTAAAAGCAACTTATTTAAACGAATGAACTGACTCTGAATGATGATACATGGTGCCAGTTGAATTCGCAAGAGAAGTTTTCAAAGTAGCTGGAGACGCTGGAGTAGTTAGAAAATATGCAAGAATTATTCCAATGTGAACAGATACAAAGAATATCACAACAATAACAAATTCAATCACTTGTTATTGGACTGACGAATGAGAAACATATACTGGAAGCAAACCAACACCAGGACAATGCCAGTTAATTGCTTATAAAATGACAGCTTTAGTTTCTGCAACAAACGAATTGATCGAAGACAACATGACAGATCAAGAAGTTTGGTCTTTAGTTTCAGAGTTAATCGGAGAAAAGATCGCAGAATTTGAAGATGAAAACGTTTTAGTTTCTTCAAGTAAGTTTACAGCTTTACTTGCTGACACAAACGTTAATGTCACAAATATGGCAACTGGTGAAGAATTTAAAGATATTTCATACGACGATTTGATTGATATAATCAGAAGCGTTCCAATGAAATATAAAAAAGGTCAACCAAGATGGTTTATGAATCAAGATATAGTAAAACATATCGAAAAAATTAAAGATTTAGACGGTGAACCAATTTTCCATTCTTCAAGATCATTGAGAGACGGACAAATTGAAAGCTATCTTCTTTGATACCCAATCGAAATAATTGACTCTATGCCTTGAGACACAACAAGCGGTGCAGAAAAAGCATTCGTTTTGTTCGGAGACCTTAAAAACTGGGCTTTCGGAGATAGACGCCAGCTTTCACTTTCTGCTTGATACATGAGCGGAAACTGGGAGAAAGATATTCAATCTCTTAAAGCAAACGAAAGAATCGCTTGAAAGGTTATATTCCCTAAAGCATTCGCAGTTTTGAAGACATGAGTTGCAAGTGCTTAATTTGCGATAATATAACAAAGGCGGAATTTATTTCCGCTTTTGTGAATATTGTTTCAGATTTTATTTTGTAAACAATCAAATCATGGCAAAGAAAAAAGACAACGTTTCAAATGATTTAAACGAAAACGTTAAAAACGAAAACGAGTTGGAGAACACACCAACCGAAGAAGAAAACAACGCGGAAAATTCTCAACCCGCCGAAACAGATGAGAAAAAAGACAACGTTTCAAATGATTTTAAAGACAAAATTCAAAATACTTCTATTGATCGCGTTAGAGTTATTGCGAAATATAATCACGGATCATTTGATAAAGGCGTTGAATATGAAATTTCAAGAAAAACTTTAGAAAGCTACAACGGAATATTTGAAATTTTATAAAATAATCAAAAATTAAAATGGACGTTTGCATTTTATCGAAAAAAATATAAAAGATAAATGCAGACGTTTTTTATTAGATATTTTCAAAAACAATGGCAGAAACAACCGACGCACAAAATTTAGCAAAAGCCGTAGCTTATGTGAAAACGGTTCTTTGAATATCTTGAAGCGATCAAGACACTATTTTATGAATTTATATTCAAAGTGCGGTTGCGAAAATTTACGAAATAACTTGAATTGATTTATTGCAACTTTGAGCCGTCGAAAAAAAGTTTGATTGAGCTTGACAAAAAATATTATTTTTACCAAGTTATATTTGAGAATTAGAGAAAGTGCAATATAATTCAAACCAACGATGAATGCCAAACCGAACGGATTTTGAAGAAAATTCATATTTATTAAAAGAAGATTGACAGCTTGTTTTTAAAAATGCGTTGCCAAGATGATATTGAAATATTTTGGTTGAATATAAATATTCGTTCGATGATTTTGATTCAACGCCAAGAAGTCTTGCAGATTTAAAACTCGCACTTGCTTTATTAGTTGGAAATATTCAGTCAACTCAAAAATCGACTTGAATTTCAAGCGAAACCGTTTCTTGAACTTCAATCACTTTTGATAAAACGACTATGACAAGCAACGTCACAATGCTTATTGATAAATATAAAGTTTTTGCATTATAACGAAAAGAAATCATGACAATGTTTCAACTCGATTATTCAACTGCAACCGTAAAACGTTTGGTTTATGCGGAAGACTCAAACGGGAATAAAAAAGCGACTTATACTGGATCATGAGTTTCAGTTAAATGATACCTTTCGCCCGAATCAAAAAGCAATCAAGAAGTTTGACTCGATAGATTTTGACAAGTTTATAATTTTGAATGTGACGCACCTTTCGACGTAAAGGAATCAGATATTTTAACAATAAATAATGTAGATTATGAAGTTAAATCTTTTGCCCACGTGAAATGAATAATGATTGATAGAATTCGCGTTGTTTTAGTTCTTCCAAAAAACGAATAATGATTGATATTGAACGAAAAGAAAAACAGCTTGAACAAATAACGAAAAAAATGTCACCCGAAACCGTTCAAAATATGTTGGATCGTTCAATAAAGAAATCCGTAATATTATTGGAAAGATACGCAATCCAAGAAACACCAACGGATCAATGACGTTTAAGAAATGATTTTCACACGGAGTTTAGAAAATCTTACGGACGCTTATTTAATCCGACGGATTATGCGGTTTACGTTCATGAATGAACCCGTCCGCATTATGCCCCAAAAGATAAATTGCAAGGGTGGGCGAACCGTCATTGAATAAACGTAAACGTCTTGCGATTATCAATCGCGAAGAAGTGAACAAAAGCCAATCCGTTTATGGATCGTGCGGTGGATCAAGGAGAAAAACAAGTTGACGAAATATTCTCAAAAGAAATAGATCAAATGTTTTATGAAATAATAAAATAAATCATGATAAAAATTCAAGACGTTAGAAATGCGATAAAATCAAAACTCGATACGTTGACGTGAGACGGAAAAGTTTTCGTTCAAGCGTCAAACGTTTTCACTCAAAAAGCAACCGGATTTCCTTTTGTAATGTTCGAGCCGTCTGAAATGTCGAGCGTTTACGAAGACACGGCGAACAATTACAGAAATTTTATATTTCAAATTGTGATCGTTCAAGAAATGAATCAAATTTCCCGTGCCGACGCAATGGACATTTTATTAAATTGTTTTGAACAAATGGTTGACGCGTTCGATCAAGATTGGACGCTTTGATGAGTTGTTCAACAAGTGGACGCAACAAACGGAAATTTCGGAGAAATCGACATGGAAAAATGACCGTGTCTTTATTTATCAAGCAATTTAAATTGCCGTGTTTTAGTTCCTATTGTATAATCAAAATGAAAGAAATCAAATTTTTCCCAAGAGAAAAAGACAGAAAGCCGGAAGAAGTCAACGCACCGGTTGAAGAAACAAAAGACGTTGAAAAAGATTCAAAGAATGATAATAATTGAAAAAAGAAATCCTTTAATTCCAAAAAATAAAAAAATGGATTGGATCAAAAA